GTATGAGATTTACTTGGAGAGCAATCAACTCCTAAAGAATTGATTGTCTCCTTATATGCTAGTGCAACATCGTTATTATAAATAACAATGTCATCTCCTAACAGGATGTATTCCTTGAAAGGGTACTGTCCACATTTATGAGCTGCAAACTGAACCACTAAATGGTGGGACAGTGTAAAAGTAGCCCATGAAGACCGTGCTCCCATTGGTTGACCTACACTATAAGTGATAAGGTTACCCTCTGGTGTCAAGAATGGTTCATTAACCATTAATGATTTCCAAGCCTTTCCGATTCCTCGGTATGGCTTGTTACCCGCACGTTCAATAGAATCCAATAGATCTACTTGTAGATCTATAGGAAATCTATCTGTGGCAGAACTTAAATCCAATGAATGGAAAAGTTCCCCATTTCTTTTATCAAGAATTCTGGGATCCTGAGTGAACGTTCTATCCTGAGGGATAGATCTCAAAGTTTTAAATAAATATTGAGATAATGGCTCAAAAGCCATTTGTGAAATGTAATCAAAGATTGCAATCACACGTTCTTTTAATTCAGGATCATGGATGATATGAAGTTTTCGATTTCTCGAACTCTCTTTATTCAAGAGTTTCGTGTTCAAGAATAACTCCTTAAACCATCTCATGCCCTCTTCACCTAAAAGGATATTTAATCCCCATAGGTTACGCCCCGTAAAATAACGGGTAGCGTGGTGAGCTAATAAAATAGCTGGACCACCGAGAGGCCCTGATTTCAATGATAAAAAGAAATCACGTACCGTAATCTTGTTATCCTCTAATACAAGGCAAAAGTCCTTCACAAAAAGATTGATGAAATCTTTAGGAAGAGTTTTAGAAACTCCCTTGAAAGGATCAGTGATAGAGTTATAATTAACTTTACCATCTGCTTTCATAGCTCGGGATATCCCGAGTAATGTTAGAACAAAACTAACAGATTGTGACTCCCCGGAGTCTAGTAAACTCTTCATAAAGAGAATACTTGTTGGAAATCCATCTTTGGATACTCCAACCATGAGGTCATTAACCATTAAAGGTTGACCACATAGATACCGGGTCACTATTAGACGGATCATTTTGATTCGTTTAATAGTGTGAGACACTCCATTATTGGAGATCCATGTCTTGATTAAATCAATCCATGTTCGTAATACAAGATTACGAGTCTCAATAGGGATGATAGGAAACCAATTAGATACTATCCAAACCAGGATAAGATTTAATTTGTTATCTATCATATTATAATTATTTATAATATCTTATTGAGTAATTCCATGCTTGTGGCATAGAGTTCAATAGTCTAAGGTTATCAAGCCTTGGAGTATGAGACTACATGTCAGGTACATAGTGTGAAAACTATGTGGCCAACAGAAACCATTCTGAG